GTATGAAATCATTTACAGAAATAGGACTAGAGCTTGGTGTATCAAAACAACGAGCTAAACAATTATACGATGTAGCAATGAACAAGCTATCATCATCACTCTCAGGTGCCGATATGAATGAATTAAATGAGTTATTAGCAGACACAGAAAAAGAAAATAATATGTATGAAGAGCTTACAGAGGCTATGTTTCAGCAATCCCTAGGGGATGAAGGACTAGAAGGCTTTTGGAATGATAAAGAAGCAGCTAAAACGAACTAACTAAATATAGGTGATGTATGGAAACGAAAAAACTTAGAACAGAAAATAGATTTTCTTTTTGAAGAACTAATACTACAAAAGGATAAAAATGAATGATTATTAAACTAAAGTATTATTACATTATATGTAAGATACTTTTATTTATCTTCGGTGTTATACTAACTCTCCCTTTCCTGCCTTTTATAGATATAATGCAATATGTACATAATATAGAGAAGGTAGGCCAAAACTTTATAGAGGAATTATTTAATTCTGGATGTATAACTTCGGAAGAAAAGAAAGAATTAGAAGATGAATTAAACAATTAAAGGAGAACAACATTGACGTTTATGAATTTCTTAAGGGGCCTAGCCCCGAAATATACAGAAAAGCCCACATTACTCTCGACTGTGAAACTACTAATCTTAATTACGGGGATAGTACTAAGCACAGTAATAGGCTTCTTCTTAGTAGTTATACTGACGGCCATAGCCCTGTCAGGAATATCTGGGGTGGCCTCGGATCTACTGAACTTGATGAATTTATAAGCTTATTAGAGAATCTTGACGGATTCTTAGTGGGACATAACATTAAGTTTGATTTACGTTGGCTAGCTAGGCACGGCCTAGACCTGAGTAAAGTTGTTGTGTGGGACACAATGATTGCAGAGCATGTATTCTATGGCAACAGAAGCCCTACAATAGCTCTAGGCTTAGGGAAGGTGGCGCAGAGATATGGCTATTCTGGTAAGGAGCCCTTCATTGATATATGTATACGGTCAGGTATATGTCCATCAGATCTTCCACACAGCCTTGTAGAGAGGCGTTGTGGCTATGACGTAGGGGTTACAGAGGGTGTATTTAAACAGCAGATAAAGCGAGCTATGGCGGAGGGTAAGCTAGCTACAATATTAACACGGTGTCTATTAACACCAGTGTTAGCTGACATAGAAACTAAAGGACTAAAGCTTGATGAAGATAAAGTTAATGCAGAATACTTTAGAGCCATTAAAGAACAAACAGAAATAGCCAAGAATTTATCAGCTATAGCTGACATCAATTGGAACAGCGGTAAACAAGTAGGAGAATTACTGTATGATAAACTTGGATTCAAGGAGCTGCAAGGTAAAGACAAGGCTGCAATTAGAACAGCTACTGGCAGACCAAAAGCAGATGTTGCTACAATCAGGAATCTCACTGCCCGAACTAAGGCACAGAAAGAACTAAAAGAAATGTTGAGCAGACGTAGTATTATTGAAGCTCAACTAACTAAAACACTATCTAAATTCAAAGCATGTATAGACAATGGAGACTTATTATATGCCCAGTTTAACCAAGCAATCACTCAAACACATCGCCTTTCTTCGTCTGGCACGGAATATGGGGTGCAATTTCAGAACATGCCCAGAATATTCAAGCCTTGTGTCACGTCGCGTTTCGAGGGATGGGATGTTTGCGAAGCTGACGGTGCGCAATTGGAATTTCGTGTCGCGGCATTCCTTGGGCAAGACGAACAGGCTATATATGACATAGAGAATGGTGTTGATATACACCAATTCACTGCCGATACTATAACAGCAGCAGGAGAGCCAACAGAGAGGCAGGCCGCAAAAGCAGATACATTTAAACCGTTGTTTGGGGGCAGAAGTGGTACAAAAGCACAGAAGGCTTATTATGCAGAGTTCAAGAAGAAGTATTCTGGTGTGGCAGCAAAGCAGGAAGAGTGGAAAAACGATGCTATTAGGAACAAGAAGTTTAGAATCCCTAGCGGTCTTGAGTTCTTCTTCCCGAGGATAAAAGCTCCTAGGAATGCTGATGGATGGATTCCAGAAGAATCCAACATATACAACTATCCTATACAAAGCTTTGCAACAGCAGATATTATACCAATAGCTATTGTCTACACATGGCACAATATGCAAGCAGCAGAATTGAATAGCTTCATATTTAACACAGTGCATGACAGTGTTATTATTGAGAGACATCCAGAAGAAAAGGAGAAATTAGATGAAATAATCCTTGACGCATTCGGAACTTCATGTTATAATTATCTTAATGAAGTTTATAATGTTCAGTTCAACGTACCACTAGGTTGTGGTATTAAGTCAGGCAGTAATTGGGGAACGGGTCACGAAGTGAAACACACCCTACCAACACCATTTAAGAGGCTATAATGAATACAGGTATACACGTAGGTGCTGTTGTAGATAAAACTACAACAGATAATATTGCCCATTTAATTGAAACTATATTTAAAAGTGGGCATGATAATAGAATGGATCAATCTACTATTAAACTGGCATTAAGTACGTTAACACAAATTACAGAAGTAAAACAGATAACACTTTCTAATTGTTCTATCACTGGTGACAAAGTTGTACAATTAGATTCTGATTTTAACCTAAAAAAAGGTGAATAAATATGCAAGGATATGTAAACAGTATTACAAGTAAAAGTGGTCAAGGCGCTCGCGGCCCGTGGACATTGTTCTCAATAGAGGTTGATGGACAGAAGTTTGGTGCTGGCTTTGATAAACCTAACGTCCCAGAAGGGAGCTATGTAGAATTTGATGTCGTACAAAAAGGGCAGTATAAGAACGCAGAAAATATTAGGATCAGTACTGCTACTCCTCCTGTTGTCGCTAGTGGTAGCCAAGCTGGTGCTCCTGTGAATAGGAGAGATTGCTCTATACAGTATCAGAGCAGCCGTAAGGATGCTATACAGATGCTAGGAGTGCTATTAACAGCAGAAGCTATTAAGCTGCCTGCTAAGCAAGCAGATAAGTATGACGCTGCTATGGCTATTGTAGAAGAGATGACTGCTCAATTCTTCTTGAAGCTTGAGGCTGTTATTGAAGATGGCGGTGTTAGTCTAGAGGACGCTATTCCTGTCCCTAACGGAGCAGAATAAGACAGAAAGCAAAGGGGCAATCCCTTCTGCTTCTCCTGAGTCGCTTAGCGAAATGATTGTTGTTACTGAGACACAACACTATAAGCTAGTAGTCTTGCCACAAGAGCTTAGAGATATATACGATAGCAATTATGGTATAGTTAATAAGCAATATCACACGATAGAAGCTATGTATGGAGCCCTGTTCGCAGGGTTTCAGATTATTAAGGAACTACAAAGTAAGTTAGAAGCAGAGCTACCAAAGTCTACCTTACGTTCCATCCACTAGGGTACAGCATGTATGAAGTTATTAATAGATGCAGACTCTCCCCTTTACAGGGCAGGCTGTGCAAACGAAACCCGCAGTTATTTATGCACCCAAGGGGGCCACCTAGTACAAGAGTTTAAGTATAAGAAGGATGCTGTAGCTTACGCCACAGAGCATGGATGTGATATAGAGAAGCATAAGGAGGCTGGGGCTGTTGGCCTCAGTCTTCATAACTTAAGGCAATGTGTTAAGTCTATGCTGTCTATTGAGCACGATAGCTATGAGATGTATACAGGAGGCAAGGGTAACTTCCGTTACGATTACTTCAAGGAGTATAAAGGCACTAGAGATCCTTTCGACAAGCCTATACACATGAAGCAGATGAAGAAACATTTGCAAGCCAAGTATGGCGCAATACCAGTAGACGGAGAGGAGGTTGATGATAAGGTTAGCTATAGACAAGTGCAGTGTATAGCAGAAGGAATAGAAAGCTGTATCGTAACAAACGATAAGGATTTGAATAACACAATGGGATGGCACTTTAACTGGGTTAAAGGAGAGACATTCTATTTAACAGCAGAGGAAGCAGACCTAAACTTCCATAGACAACTCCTTACAGGAGATTGGCAAGTTGATGGCATTCCCGGCCTAGCCGGTGTAGGCGGTGTTACAGCAGCTAAACTGCTACCAGAATATTCTGATAATATGTTAGATATAGTTAAGGAAGAATACTTTAACAGAGGCCATGATATAGAATACCTAACAATGAATGGTATTATGTTATGGATGAGGAGAAAACCAGATGAGATATGGTCGATTAATAGAGAAAGCTAAAGACGGAGGACACGAGTCCCCTGTAGATGCTTATTTTCTTATAGAATTAAAAGGATTATTTTCTATAGCACTACTTAAATTTAATAAAGGTGGACGTGAGGCATATCATACTCACGCGTTTAACGCTCTAACGTGGTTTATACACGGCAATTTAATAGAACAAACTTATGATCATAGAGTGTATAAGTATAAGCACTCTCTTATACCAAAATACACACCAAGACGTATTAATCATAGAGTAGTTGCTTTAACCGATAGCTGGTGTATTACTGTACGAGGGAGATGGAATTCCACATGGACTGAGCATAATAAGGGAATTAAAACAACATTTACACATGGACGTAAGCCTATCGAGATATGGAGTCCTAATGAGTAAAGGAATAGAGCGTATTTATTATTCTACTAACGGGGAGGGGTATGATCAATACAACATTAGAATTGGAGATAAGTGGTTACGACTACCAGTAGTAGGCAGTATAAATGCTACTAACGAAGTTAGGTTGTGTAAGATTCTGCAAGACCTTATAGACTCGGAGAATAAGAATGACCAATCCAGTTGAAAATTGGACAGACAGCAGGTATTGGAGCTTCCTTCGCTCTGCCTTAAGGCGAGCGTGGACGAAGTATCCAAATAAATATAAAGTATTAAATGCAGCCAAGAGGCGGAAACTAAATGCGACAGGCAAACAAAAATACGAATATCAATGCAAAGAATGCCACAACTTTTATGCTGGGAAGAATGTATCTGTCGATCATATTACGCCTGCCGGAAGTCTTCGCAGCTATGATGATTTGGCAGGTTTTTGCTCTAGGCTCTTCTGTAGCTTAGAAGAACTACAAGTATTGTGCTATAAATGCCACAAAGCTAAGACCAACGCGGAGCGTGGTATAATCCCTGAAATCTCTGAGTTTAAGAACGACAATGCAGAGGAGCAGAAGATAAAGCTAAAAAAGTTAGGGCTGCCGAGCGGAAGCAATGCCGCTCTGCGGTTAGAGATTTTCACTGAGTATTATGGGAACAAACAATGAGAGTAGTGTATAAAAAAAGTATGATGGAACAGCTTATAGATATTAAGGCTAAAGCTGATGTAATGAATAAACAAATAGATTATGTAGAACTCACAGAGGCCGAAGCTTGGCGTCTTATTAGTGAGAAGTTGAATATATATCCTAGCTTTGCTACTCCCTCTCATATACAAGGAACCACCCTTGCAGGAGTAGTCCTTAAAATAGTAAAAAACAAGGTATCATAATGGCTAAACACATGATGATTCCTGACCCACAGGCTAAGCCCGGAAATTCCTTCGAGCACATGTTATGGGCAGGACAATATGCTGTTGAGAAACAGCCTGATGTTATTGTATGTATAGGAGACTTATGGGATATGCCTTCCCTTAGTGTCTACGACATAGGGAAGAAAGGCTTTGAAGGACGTAAGTATGTAGATGATATTAAAGCAGGCAAGGATGCTATGGAAGCCTTTATGGCTCCTATCAAAGCATACAATAAGAAAGCTAAGATTGATAAGAAGAAGCAATATAAACCTAGACTAGTGTTCACGTTAGGCAATCACGAGCAACGCATTGAGCGTGCTATAGATGCAGACAGAAAACTAGAAGGGCTTTTATCTTACAATGATTTTGAATTAGAAAAGAATGGATGGGAAGTAGTTCCTTATCTACAGCCTATCGTTATAGATGGTGTAGCATATTGCCACTTCTTCACCTCTGGTGTTATGGGAAGACCTGTTAGCTCTGCACGACTGATGCTTAATAAGAAGCACATGTCCTGTGTTATGGGCCACGTACAGGATAGAGACATAGC